AGAAAATACAATAGATACAGAAAAAGAAATAAAATTAGAAAATACAATAGATACAGAAAAAGAAATAAAATTAGAAAATACAATAGATACAGAAAAAGAAATAAAATTAGAAACAATTAATTTTAGTAAAATAACAAATGATTTAGAAGTTTCTAGAAAATATCATAAAAGTGAAATAGATAAAATAGAGGAACAAAATGTTGATATAATAAATGATTATAAAGATGATGATATTGATTTATCTACTTTAAATCTTAAAAAGGAAGGTCTCGACAGTTTAAAAATAGAAAAATTAGATTTAGATAATGATTTAGATTTTATAGATAATGATTTAGATTTTGTAGATAATATAAATGAAAGTCAAAATACTCAAAATATTAATATAAATGCGGTATTACCCGAGGAAATAGATTTAGAAAATGTATTACCTAATAAAATTACTTTAAATGAAACTTTAGAAAAAGATAATAATGTTAAAAAAATAGTAATAGATAATAAAACAACTTTAAATAAATATACTCATGATAAAAAAAAAAATTATAGTTTTTTTGATTAATAAGTTTAAAAACACTTATTAATTTCTAAAAAGAAATATATGAAAGAGTATTTACAAAATCCTATATTAATATCAATAATATCCGGTATTATAGCATCTATAATTTCATTAATAGACCATAAATTAAATGATGATAATTTTGTTATAGATTATGTAAGATATATAAAAATATTATTACTGGTTGCCTGTTTATCTTATGGTGGTTTATTACTATCAGTAAAATCTACAGATAATATACAGACCGGAGGGGGGAGTTCAATATCTAATGTTAATGGATTAAATATAGAAGAAATTTATACAGGAAATCCAACTTTTTGATTTATAATTAAAAAATTTATCTAATATATTTATTAATGATGAATAAAATATTATTAATTATTAATAAATTATTAAAAAAAATTCTTAATAATAAAAAGTTTGTAAATTTTTCTATAATTTTAATATTATTTTTTATATCATTTATAATAACAAATAGTAAGAGTAGATTTATACAAGCTTTAATAATTTTAACTAAATTATCCTCTATAAAAATATTATTAATTTTATTTATTTTATTAATTTCATATTATAATTTTAGTCTAGGACTTCTTTTTTTAATAACAATTATAATTTTAATGAATAGACCTTCATATATTGAGAATTTTACAAATATTCCTAATCTAGTTGATAAAAATAAAATATTAGAATTAAATAAAAATTTTAAAACACCTAAAAGAATAACAGATGAAAAAGAAGATATTAAAAAAGAAATAAATGAAGAAAGTAATGAGTATAAAAACGAAAACATAGAAGAAAAGCCTAAAAAGAAAACAAAATTAGCTATTTCGCAGGATTATAATGAAGATATTAATAATAATGTGGATGAGATTAATTTAGACGAAAAAGAAGATACTATAGAAAATGAATTAAAAAAAAAATATACCAATGAATATAAAAAACTAGAAGAATTTGACAGTTCTTCCTCGGATTCTTCTAATTCTCAATCATCCGAAAGTTCTACAGATTCGAGCGATTCCGAAAAGGAATTAGATGAGGTTTCAATGGATGTTGCCCGAAATCATATGTTAAATAAATTAAGAAGTGGATTAAAAAAAAAATATATAAATGATTAAAAACTGTAAATTAATTCGTTATCTGGTATATTTTTTTTTTGAATTCTAAAAGTTTTAAATATATCTTTTAATAATTGATTCTTGGGTAATGCTCTATTTGCATATTTAGATATTTTTATATATAAAGAAAAATTATCATCCAAATTACAGAAATTTTTAAAACATCCATATTCTTTAAATTTAGTCCACTCCAGTAATAAATTATATATAGGGTCAGTATCATCAAAAAAATCAATTATTGTTGTAGATAATCTTGCTAAATCAAAACTAAAATTTAAATTTTTTTTTATATTTTTATGTAAATTTTTCCCATATTGACCTCCGGCATCTCCGTCTTTCTCAAAAACATCACTATAATAATATTTATCTTTTACTTTAAATATAGATCTAGCAAAATCAATTATTTTTAAGTTTTTATTATACACTGGTATCCTAAAATAAATATTATTATATTCAAAGTATTTATAATCTTTTATAATATTTATAAACATGATATTATCACTGTGTAGGTCATTATGAATAAATGATATATGTTTTTGAGCGGAAGATAATCCAAAACAAATTTGAAATAAAATAGATTTCCATTCTTCATGGGTAATTCCGTTTCTTTCTAATTCAGTTAGAGTAACATCACAAGATTCTAAACAAAGAACTTGTAATGGAACATTATTTATATTCACCCGATATTCCCCACATAAATTACTTTGTAAAGAATTTGAGGACTCACAAGAACTCCAAGATTCTTCAGAACTGGTGGATGATTTATTATAAATGTTACCACTAGTTAAGGATGTTTTACTTTGATTAGATTTATATTTTTTAACATATATTTCCGTTAGATTTGTTTCTAAATCATTAATATATATAGGCGACTTGATATCTTTTGTTTTATTTTTTAAATCAATATTATTTAAATTAATCTTTTTTAAATTTTGTAATGTTAATTTTTGGAAGTCACCTATATCATTATTAAGTTTAATATCAAAATTAATACCATTTTTATTTAAAAACCAATCCTCACTATTTATAAAATTATATTCTTCAGATATATCGTGTTCGTAATTTTTAGCAATTCCATTAAAAGAACCAAAATATGTAGGAAAAATATCTGTATAATTAAATTTTTCTAATTTATTACATAAATAACATCCTAATACTTCGATATATGCATTATTTAAGTAATTATTAATTTTATCATTTACAATATTAGAATTCCAATATGGAATACGAGGGTTATAATCATATATACCTTCCATAAGATTTAAAATATCTAATAATGGATTACTTTTTATAAATACTTCTTTTTCAATAATATAATTTTTATAATCGTCTATAGACTTAGAATTAATATAATATTCAGTTTTTATATATTTAATTATAATTTTACCTTGTATTTCTCGCTTGGTATTAATGTCCGAGTTTAAAATTTCCAGTAAAATATAATCAGATTTAAGATTAAATATTTTTTTGGAAAAATTATTATTAAATTTAATATATTTAGAAAAATTCGGTAAATAAAATTGTGAATCATAAATATTTAATTTATTTTGTATAGAATCAAAGAGAACCTCTTGCGATACTTTCTTGAACTTAAAGAATTCAAATATCACTGACATTTAGAATAAAATAAAATATAATCTTTAAATTATTTTCATTTGCGGAATTTTAATCTTAAAAAAAAAAACTATTATATTAATGAATTTAGAACTAAAAAAATTTGATTTGTCTAACATTAAAAAAGATAAAGTATGTGTATTTATAGGAAAACGTGAAACTGGGAAAAGTTTTTTAGTTAGGGATTTATTATATTATAATCAAGATGTTCCTATAGGTACAGTAATATCGGGCACAGAATCGGCAAATTGTTTTTACGGACATATAGTTCCCAGTCTATTTATACACGACCAGTATACTCCTGAAATTATTCATAATACACTTAAAAGACAAAAAATGGTAGTTAGAAAAATGAAACAGGAGGAAGATGCATACGGACAAAGCACAATAAATCCAGATGCTTTTTTAATTTTAGATGATTGCTTATATGATTCAAGTTGGACTAAAGATACTAATGTAAGATCTATTTTTATGAATGGTCGACATTATAAAATGATGTTTATAATAACCATGCAGTACGCCTTGGGAATACCACCTAATCTAAGAACAAATATAGATTATGTATTTATTCTTAGAGAAAACTATGTGTCAAATAGAAAAAGATTATATGAGAATTATGCCGGGATGTTTCCCAGTTTTGAAGTTTTTTGCCAAGTTATGGACCAATGCACTGAAAATTTTGAATGTTTAGTAGTCCATAATAATGCTAAAAGTAATAAACTGGAAGACCAAGTTTTTTGGTATAAGGCCGATCCACACGATGATTTTAAAATGGGTGCTCCAGAATTTTGGGAACATCATAGTAATAATTTTCAAGAGGAAAACGATGACGAAGACTTTCAATATACAAAAAGAAAAGGTCCAACAATTAATGTTAAAAAAACATTTAATTAAATATTAGTAAAAATAGGGTCTGTTGTGGCAAACATATCTGAATATGTATTTAATACACTAATATTTTCAATTTGTTCGTCATATATGGATTTAGGTACTAATCTATATTCAACTCGGGCGTCCTCTTTATTATGGGATACCTTATTTTTAATATAACCAATCGTGATAAAAATTATCCCTAACATAAAAAAAAAAAAACTAAGAGATTGCATATTAATATTACTAAATAATTATTTTTTAAAAATTATTTTTTTATCTTTTAGTAATTTTTTTTTAATTTTAGAATTTTTAATATTTTTAATAGATATATCTAATAATTTCATTAAAATATATTTAGATTTGTCTTCTTTTTTTATAAAATTATAACTTTCATAATCCCAAAAATTTTTTATTGAATAAAGTAAACTCTTCATAACTGGATTAGATATTTCATTAATATTTATTTTATTTAAATTTTTAAAAAAAATTTTTTTTTTATTAAGTCTTTTCTTATATTTATACAAATTTTTTTTAATATTATAGGAAAAATATTTTGTAATATATATTGAAAGATTTTGTTCATCTTTATTATTTTCTATTTCTAAGTATTGATATATTTTAAAAATAGTTATTATAAGAGAGAAAAAATCTTGACTTATAGGTTTTGGAATAATTTTTTTATTTTTGTTTTTAATTCTGGTAGATTTTTTTAAATTTTTTTTAATTTTTTTTTTAGTTTTAACAAAAAATAAATTATTTTTTTTATTCAACATTATATTATTCATTCCAGGATGAATATAATTACCTGTTCCTTTATACTTATTATTACAAGTATAGTCATTTAATTTACAGGCGAATCCAAAATCAATAATTTTTAATTTAAAATTTATAGGGTCATATAGAATATTTAAGGGTTTAATATCTCCATGTGAATATTTTATTTTATTATGAATTAAAGATATACCTAATATAAGTTTTGAAATTATTATATAAAAGTGTTCTTCTTCTAGAATATCTATAATTTTTAAGTATTTATCAATATCATTAATTTCTAAATACTCAAAAATTATAATATTAGGATGTTTTTTAATAAAAACATCATTAATATTAACAATATATTCATTAAATAAATTTATTATTGATTTTTTATTTAAATTTATTATTGTTCGGATATCTTCTATTTTCTTAGTCTCATCATTTTCTTTTTTCATAATTTTAGCAACAAACACTTTATTTTGATATTGAACTTTATATACTATTCCGTATGAACCTTCACCTAATATTTTAAATCTATAGTTATCAATAAAAAAAAGATTTTTAGTGCTTTTTGACAGAATTTTATTACCATTATTAAATATAAAATCATACATTATTTAAATATAATAAGGAAAATTATTTAAAGATTCGTATAATATAGAGTATTATAATATATTATTTTTTTAATGAGTGACATTGAAGAAGACTTTCTCGAAATAGATAGACATATTCCCGGTCAGAATTTTGTATGTTTATCATTTTTATCACCAGATAAAATATTAGAAGATAAAAAACTATATAGATTATACAAATTTAATCAAAATGGGAAAGATGAAAAAATTTCATTTAATGCTTTTAAGGAACAATTCATAGATTTTACAGAACTAAATGAAGTAGAAATAAATGATGAATTTAACAAAATATGTGATTATAAAACAAATGTAAGAGGATTAAAAGTTAGAGGAGTGTATGATACAGAAAGAGAAGCTAATATCCGGGCAAAGGTTCTTCAGAAATTAGATAATTCTTTTCATGTATATGTAGGACAGGTAGGATATTGGTTACCATGGGATCCCAATCCTAATAATATTGAAAATCAGGAATATTTAAATAAAGATCTAAATAGGTTAAATAACGAATATAATAAAAATCAAATTAAAAGAGATATATTTTACGAAGAACAAAAAAGAGATAAAAAGAAAGCAGCTATGAAAGAAAATGAAGAAAGAAAAAGAAAAAATAAAGAAGTCGAGGATAAAAAAAAGGAAAATAATACTGAAACTCAAGTAATAAATGATGAAACAAATGAAATAACATCTGAAAAACATTTAGAGGAAGTGTTAAAAGAGATAGACCCATGGATGCAGAGAAAAATAGATAATCAAATTAATAATAATTAATAATAATTTATAAATAATAAAAAAATTTTATATTAATTATATATATGAATTCAATGGATGAAATAACGGTTGATTTTATGGAAGTTTTAAAAAGATTTTTCAAATATGTGTGCGAGGGGTTAATGGTTGCCATAGCAGCTTTTGTTTTCCCAAGAAAAAAAATGGACCCGGATGAGGTTTTAATGATAGCAGCCGTAGCATCTGCAACATTTGCTATATTGGATATGTATGCTCCTTCTATAGGAGTTACTGCTAGACAAGGGGCTGGTTTTGGTATAGGTGCATCACTTGTGGATTTTCCCTCAAATGGATTAAGAGTTTAAACGGAAGGTATATATTCCCATTTTAAATATTTACAAATATTTTTCCAAATTAAATCTTGCTGATGTAATTTTTCTCTACTTTTTAAAAGTATAAAACAATCCAGAAAATGATCTAATTCTAATAATTGTACGAATTTATGTAAAACATATGAATAAGATAAAAAATTTTTTCTTTCTTTAGGACAAAATTTCGCGAAAGGTATTTGTATTTCTTTAAACATTCTTCTTAATTCTTCTTCAGTTTCTCTACTCATTATAGGTGGAGGAAGACCATTTAATTTATTTATAATATGAGGAACATGCTCATAATATTTATTTTTTTTTAATTTTTTTAATATTTCCCTTACTTTTAAAAGTGATAATTCACGTGTGTCTTGAATTCGTTCTTTTTTAATTTCCTTTAATATAAGTTCATATAATTCTTGTGGAATTTCAGTTGTTTCTTTCGCCTGGAATTGCGCCAACCACTCGTTAAAATGATTAATTCTTTTATATGCAAAATATGATATTTCTTTAGGAGGGTCTTTATAAGATGGTTTATCTGAATCGATTACTATATATTCTACCTCTCCGCATTTTTGACATACTAGGCAACCATCAGATAAATGTGTTTTTCTTTCTATATTACAATTTTTACAAAAATCCGGAGGCATTTCATTTATTTTTCTAACAAAATTTGGGTCTGTTAAAGATAAGTATTTATCACACACTTCTTTTTTGGTATTTGACTTAATTTTATTATTTTTATTAAACCAATCCATAACGGATTTAGAATTTCTTTTTTTATTTATAGAATTAGTAATTTTTTTATCATATTTATTAGAATTATCATAGTAATCAAATAATATACTTCCTGTTTTTTTATAATATTCTTTCTCTTCTTTATTTGATTCTATATCTAAAATTGTTTCTTTTAAAAGTTCAATTTCATCTTCCATTTTTATTTTTAAATTGAATTCATCATTAGTTAATTCTTTAAGAATTCTTTGATTTATTATATTTAACTTTTTTTTTAGTATATTTAAATTTTTTTTTTTTAAAGGTAAACTTTCATTTAATTCTTTAAAATAATGTATTTTATTATTATGTTTGGCATCTATTGTTATTCTTGTATCTACTATCATTTTTTTCCTATTTTTTACTTTAAAAGACATTTAAATAATTAAATAATTATATTAATTTTAAAATATAATCTTAAATATAAAAAAAATTATTTTTCCATTTAATTTTTACGATAAAATTTAAAATAATAAATTCTTATTATTTTTTTAATTTAATTATATTAATTAGGTATTATGTTATTATTGGGGTTTTTAATAAAAAAAATAAAAAAAAATATAAATTTATTAAAAAAAATATCTTTTAATAATTTATAAAATGGGAGGAGGATTAATGCAGCTTGTCGCATACGGCGCTCAGGATATTTATCTCACAGGTAATCCACAAATTACTTTTTTTAAAGTTGTCTACCGAAGACATACCAATTTTTCGATGGAAGCCATCGAACAGACATTTAATGGTTCTGCTGATTTTGATAAAAAAATTCAGTGTACCATTTCAAGAAATGGTGATTTAATTCACAGAGTTTACTTACAGGTTACTCTTCCATCAGTTAAAGCTCGTCAAAATGATTATTTCAGATGGGTTAACTGGGTCGGGCATGCTTTAATTAAAAATGTTGAGGTTGAGATTGGAGGTCAGAGAATAGATAAGCACTATGGTGACTGGTTACACATTTGGAATGAACTCACTCAAAGTTCTGGTAAACAGGCTGGATATGAAAATATGGTTGGTAATGTTGATAGACTTTACAGACCGGTTGCTCTAAAGAAAGATGACGTTTATACTGCATCGGATACAAGTGATAATAGTGCGGGTATAACACCCGAGGTTACCCTTTATATTCCTCTTCAGTTCTGGTTTTGTAGAAATCCGGGTCTCGCCCTACCGCTTATTGCTCTTCAGTATCACGAAGTTAAAATTAACTTAGAATTAAGAACAGCTGACGAATGTTGTGGCTATGATACACAAATGCCGGATGGTGTAAACTTAAGCCGTGCTTCTTTATATGTTGATTATATTTATCTTGATACTGATGAACGACGAAGATTCGCCCAGGTTTCACACGAATATTTAATCGAACAGCTTCAGTTTACGGGTGATGAATCCGTCCAGCAGACTCAAGTTAAAGTTAAATTAAATTTCAATCACCCATGTAAAGAACTTATCTGGGTCGTCCAATTAGATAGTTGTGTTACAAGTGGTTCAGTTAAAGGTTCAAAGATTAATGGTCGACAATGGTTTAATTATACGAGTAAAGAGGATAGCACTCCATACGTTCATGATAGTCCTCTTAATATGATGGATGATTTTGACGGTATTATTGATACAATCCCGACCGAACATGGGAACCCTCTATGGAAAGATATGATACCTAATGATAGAGACAGCCCGGATATTAATTTAAGTTACGACCAAGGATTAAATCCTGTTAGTACAGCGAAACTTCAGCTTAATGGTCATGATAGATTTTCCGAAAGAGAAGGTAGATACTTTAACTTAGTTCAACCTTATCAGCATCACGAGAATGTTCCCAGAGTCGGTATTAATGTTTACTCTTTTGGTCTTAAACCAGAAGAACATCAGCCATCTGGAACATGTAATATGTCTAGAATTGATAATGCTACTCTTCAATTAACATTACAGGGTATCTCTGCGGCAACACCCGCTAAAGTGAGAGTTTACGCAACTAACTACAATGTCCTCAGAATAATGAGTGGTATGGGTGGTCTTGCTTACTCTAACTAAATTACATTTAAACTTTTTTATATTTACAATATTTATATGTTAAAAAATTATATTTAATTTTTCAACATACTTTAAAAAAATTTTTATATATATATGTTTATATTAGATAAATGAATTCAATTAATTCAAAAATTATTATTATCTCGATATTTATAATATTTATTTTCTGTATTTTATACAAAAAATATGAAAATTTTAATTTTACTTTAAATATTGATAATATAAGAGATGGATTAAAATTAAATATAGGTAATATAGAAAATATAGAAAATTTAAAAATTAAAAAAATACCCAACAGTGAAAAAATTGCTATTTTAAATATGATAAAAACACATCCTATAGATAATCTATTATTTTCTAAAAATTTAGAAATATCAAAAAATTTAGAAATATCAAAAAATTTATTAAAATATAAAAAAAGAAGTGATGAAAATATTATTAGTTTAATAACCGGTTTTACTTTATTAAATCAATTTAAATCAAATAAAGAAAACTTATTTTATGGAATACGACTTGAATATGATACATATAAAAATAACAATTACGGAAGTATTGGTATTGAATTTAACTCCTATATGGAATTACATATTACAAAATTATTAGAAATGAATAAATTATTTAATGATAAATTATATAATGATTTAATAAGAAAAAAGGTGGAAGTAATTTCAAGTGAAACAGACAAAAAAGGTTTTCTTCCTTATTTTAAATCAAAAGATATTGAGTCACTTGTTTTATTTAAGACAGGACAAAATAAAGAATATATAATAGATTTTGAAGGATATTTTAATATTGTAGATAGAAATTTTAATAGAATATTAACAAAATGTAAATTAGATACACCATTCTGTAAATTAAATTTACCCCAAAATGGTGAAATATATGGTAGAGATAATTTTGTTGCATCAAGATTTAAACCTTTTTTAGATTCATTTGAAGTAATATCAAAAGACGATTTAGAAAAAAACGATTTAGAAAAAGAGGATTTTAAAAATTTTTCTGATTCAGAAGAATCCGATAATAATAAATTAAATCTTGAAAAAAAATACAACAAATATTTACAATACTTAACAAAAAATGAATGTATAAAAGATAAAGACAAAAACTTTAATAGAATTTCAATTAAACAATTTTTAAAAGACCCTATTTTAAAACAATTTGGAAACGTAGATGAATTGAAGCATTTAAAAAAATTAAAAGGTTTAAAATGTATTAAACATCATGGTAAATTTAGAGATGATTATTATTATGGAGGATTTGGTAAAGATAATAAAATGTTTTGTTATGGAAAAGATGATGAATGTGTACTTTTTCCGAATAAAGAAGATTGTAAAAAAATAGATTTAGAAAAATTATTATCTATACCAGAAAATAATGAAGTAAAAGGAATTAAATATAACAAAAATAAAGAAATATACACAGATGAATCATTAAAAAAATTACAAAATACTTTATCAACCCAAATGGAAAAAAAAAAAGATATATCATTAATATGCCCTGAAGGAGAATATTTGGATGGTACTTTTAATCCAGATGAAGAAATATTTATTAAAGGTGGCATATTTAAAGATTGTAATGATAAATATCACCCCAATCATAAGACTTGTTTAAATAGTTCATCTCCAAATGAGTATTATTTATCTGAATTAATTACTAATCAAGGGAATAAGAAATATGATCCAAATAATAAAGATAAATACTCTAATTTTGGCGAATTAAATGGAAAATGTATTAAAAATAATATACCCAAAGGAAGAATACAAGAGTGTGACCCGTTAGACGAAATACAAGCCTGTTATGTTGGTTCAAGAGACTCTCTGGTGCCCGGTGAATCTATAGGGAATGAAGATATTTATAATAAATATACTAATTTTAATTGTAATAATTTTATTTTAAAAACAAATACATGTAAACATAATAATAATAGTGTATTATCAGATGTAATTAGTTTTTCTTCACCAATAGAAAATAATTATTTAAAAACAATTAATAACCAAAAAATATTAAAAATAGTTCATTCAAATATACCCCAAGTTAAAAAAGAAAACAACCAAGAAAACAACCAAGAAAACAACCAAGAAAACAACCAAGAAAACAACCAAGAAGACAAAGAAATGGTATTTATATCGGAACAAGAAAAATATGAAAATAAAAATTTACATTTATTTATAGAAAAATATTTTGAAAAATATGAAGATATGAACCCTACAAAATATTTTGATAAAGTCAGATATACTTTAAAATTCAATCCGATTATTGATTATATTACAAAGGAAAAGATTACTACGGTTGATATTTATTATAAAGATAAGTTAGAAGAAACATTAAAACAAGATACAGGAGAAATATTACAAATGAAAAATGAAAATATTTTAGAAATATTATTAAAAAGAAATAATCATTTGGAATTCATAGTTAAAAATAATAATAAAAGTACAAAATATAAATCAAGTTATACAACTAAAAATAAATTAGAAGGTTCTGATTTTGGAGAACCTATTAATTGTTTTATTTCTCAAAATAACAATACATTTCTAAAAAATATTAGGTATAAAGAAAAAATACCATCTGTAATATTACCTTATGACCCGTTTATTAATATTGAAATGAATGTTCCCACACCTTCTAAAGATAATTAAAATCTTATTATATGATAAATATGAAAATACTCTATTGTATTTTATTTACTTTAATTATATTTTCATTATTAAAAAAAAAAAAAGAAAAATTTTTAACAAAAACCAAAGAAGAACTAACACTAAGTTTTAGTAATATGGATAGTATATTTATGATTACAAAAATTTTAAAATATATCGAACAGAGTGAGAAAGGAACTAAAATTTTTAAAACTAAAAATTTAATTCATTCTAATAAATCAATATATTCGGAATCTGGAGAATTTACAGGTTTTATTTTTTCTATTAAAAAGGGAGATAGATTAGAAATTGGATTTAGTAATATGGAAAAAGATAAAAAAAATCAATTAACACATGGTTTTGATATTATTGATGATTCTTCTTTTAGAATAAAAGAAAAAAATAAATCAGATAATTATTCAGTTCAAGATTTAGACTTCTGTAAATTAGTAAAAATGGATACATGTTTTAATTCTAAAAATTTATTTAAATTTGATCCAGAAAAGAATCTTTTAGCAATAGTATTAAATAAAAATAGAGCCAATTATTTTATTATAAAAAGAAATGTTGAAGCACTCGACGAAATAACCAGTGAATCTGGATATGGTTCTATGTTAATACATAGAGGTATATTACCATTAAGATTTCCTTACAAATTAAAGGTAATAACAAAAGATATGGAAGCATTATTGCCAACACTTTTATGGATGAAACATGACTATAGTTATAGTCCGGCTGTCTCTTGGATTGTAGAGACAAAATTCAAAGACGAATATAACAATGCTCCATTTGAAATTGTGCCTATGAAAACAACAGACAAAGAGGAACTACCTGCTCCGTCTCCTATAGAAAAAGAAAAAGAAATAGATTTAAGTAAATTTTTTGATGATGGTATTCGGAAAATAATTATTCAGGATTTAGAAATTGATAATAGTATTTTAAATGTTTTATTCAAACATAATCTGAATAATACTTACTTAAATCTAAATGATAATAAGATTTTTATAAAATTTATTTTAGATGATGATACATACATTTTTAGAAAAGTTAGTATAGATAAAATTGAGAAAAATGAATTTAATAAAAAATTAAAAATGTTTTTATCTAATATAAGAATTAAAATATTTAGAATTTTTAAATCAATTGAAATAAAAATAGGAGATGTAAATTCTTATCAATTTTCTTTAAATAAAGATGAATTTATAAATTTTAATCCAACTTCTTCATGATTCTATATATTAATGAATTTATATATTAATGAATTTATATATTAATGAATTTATATATTAATGAATTTATATATTAATGAATTTATAATTTATTTTTTCCCTCATATAATCGCTAATAACATATTTAACTCCTCTTAATATATATATACATTTATGATATTTGGATAATTTATTTAATTTATCTATATTTCTTTGTGTAAAGAAATCATTATAACAATTAGTAATAATTATATAATCAAATTTAAAATCCAGAGAAACATCCAAATCTTCTAAAAGACATTGAAAATGACCTAAATAATTAATATTATCTTTTTCTTTTTTTTTATTATATGAATATTCCGGGTCAACTGTATTATATGTAGTATCTATATCAAGTTTAAGTGTTTCAAATATTAATGATTTATATTTTTCTATTTCACTTAAAACTTTGGTTTCATCAATAATATTTCCATCTATATCAATTAGTTCAGGTAAATCAGTCAAATATGGGTCATTTTTTGTACCGTAAAATCTATTTTCGGCGGTGCCAACAAATAAAATCCGTGTCATAATTTAGTATACTAAATAGTATTATTCAATTTTATAATTTTTGTATATTATATAATTATATGTTAAAGTATTTAATATTATTATTTATATTAACAATATTAATTTATTTTTTAAGAAAAAGTGAAAGTTTTTCATTAACTCCAAGTGAATATTTTTTAAAAAAATTAGAAATAGAAGAAAATATTATAAAATCTAAAGAATATAAAAATTATTTTAATAATATAAATAAAAAGTATAATTTTAAAATAGGTTATAGTAATTTAGAATCAACAAATCCTAAAAGTATTGGTTTTTGTTATCCAGGTAAGTATTTAAACACTCAAAAAAAAAATGAAAAATGTGACGATTGTAAATCATGTAATAAAGGTTATTATGTAAAAGAAGGATGTGTAGGAGATTCCGACGCTGTTTGTGAGAAAGGAAAAGTACCTTATGAAATATATATTGAAGGTCATACCCCCAAGTCTCTTTTACATAAGGTTATAAATCCTCATAAACACAAATATAAAAAATATTTAGAAAAAAAAAAGATATACGGGCCTCCTGCTGAAACAAATACAAACCATTTTCACATTTAATTTTTTTCTCTTTATAATTTAAAGAAATTATGGATTTTATTTTTAAATTTTTAATTATTATAACCGTTACAATAATTATTGTATTATTTATTTCCTATGATATTTATAAAGAAAGGGAGCTTGTCCCAATTGAAGGTTTTAATGAGTTTCAAACTACAATTATTACAGGTTTTACTCCCAAAGAAGGAGATAGTTCAACAATAGTAAAAATAAAGGGTAAGGGATTACAATATATTCAAGAAGTATTATTTAATGGAGTTGAATGTATAATTCTCGAAGACCGAGGCGATAATTTAATAAAAATAATGCCACCCGCTATGAGTGAGGTAGGAATTACAATAGAAGAAGTAAGAAAAAGTATGGATGAGATAGATTCTGGAATACAAGTTATTGTATCTCTACAAAAAAAAGGAGGAGGAACAACATCCGAAACGTCTATTCTATTACCAGATGTCAGTTTTACTTATATAGATAAAGGAAAGAATTGGAAAAATAAATGTCCTATAGTAAAAAAAGAAGAAATAAATCAAGACCCCCCCGCATTAGGTCCTGCAATTATAACAGATGCAATAGAACCCGACTCCATTTTTAAGGAGGGGACCGACCTTTATTTTCTACATGTAACTCTTCCCGCAATGGAAGAAAAATTAACAAATTTAATTAATGAAATGAATGGAAAGATTAAAAATCAAGAAAACCAAATGCCAAAGGGATGGGACGACCTAGAAAAATTAAAAAAATTACAAGCCCACAATAGTATTATGGAAATGAAGGAAGAAATTAATAATCTTAGATATAATATTCATAAAAAAATGGGTTATTCCATTTAAATAGATTATATTTTTTGATTAATTTATAAAATAATAAATTTTAATAAAATTGATAAAGTTTAATATTTAATTATTAAATTAAATATGAATTGTAAAAAATTAGGGACGAATATAGAAGGTCTTTTATTTCTGGGATTTTCCAAAGATGAAGCCAAAATAATGTTAAGCAGTTTGATAGTAAATAAAGATAAAATAAATTTTGAAAATAGTATTGTTTATGGAATGCATGATGCCCCTAGTGGTATTCAAAATATGTTCGTATTTAAAAATTTAGATGGAGAAGATTTAAAAGAAAATGATACTAAATATATTCAATTACCATGGAGTAGTTTAAGTCCAAATATTATAGTAGATTTTAATAAGGAATTCCAGAATAGAAACGGATCTTATAAAAAAAATATTGAAATAGGAAAATATAAAGATTTTTTAACTAAAAAAAAAAATACAATAGATATTTACTCAACGCATTATGTTGATAATATTATATCAAGTAATACAAAATTAAGGCAATCATATATAGGAATATCTCTGGAAGTTGGAGATTACATATATATCAGAGGAAAGAAAGGGAAACTGAATAAGGCTTGGGTGTTTCAAGTATTAGAAGAGGAATTAAATTTTAAAAAAAATAATGGAAAATGGATTACCCAAAAAAAAATGAGGGCAATAAAGGAAATCTCAAATGAAACATATGAAAAAATACACGCCCAACGAGCAAGTATTTGGAATATGAATATTAACGAAAAAAAATTATTAAATATTTAAACAGAATAAACTATATTTAAAAATTAATAATTTAATAAATAAATGATACAAGAACTAATAAATAATAATTATGTTAAAATTGGTAATTTTAAACTAAAAAATGGAGATACCTCTAAATATTACTTTGATATTAAAAAAGAATAATTACTACCATTCTAATTCTCCATTAAAAAAATCATTTAATAAATCATTATAATATTTTTTTATTTCATCTGTAATTTTATTATCATCATATTTGGAATATAAATCAAATTCATTAAATTTTTTAATATCTTCTAATATTTGATAATCTTTTTGAATCATAAAATGACTATATTCATTATGAGTATGCCAAGGATAGAATGAATGAAACCTTATAATATTCATATATTTTCTACTTATTTTATGATTTTTATTTTTTTTTAAAATATTATATAAATATTCATCGTGTCCGTATGATAATATTAATTTTTCTATTCCACATTTTTCTTTATAAATTCCCAATTTATTGTATTTTTTATAATCGGGAATGTTTTTTAATAATTCATAATAAACTATAGATTTGGGAAATTCGCACCCTAAAACATATGTATCACCTACAATAGACCAATTCTCTTCATTAAATAAAAATAATATTTTCCCTAAATCGTGTATTAATCCAATTATTTGAAATTCTTTATTATCCGGATATTTTTTCCGTATTCTTTCGGCAGTCTGATAGGCGTGTATTAAATTAGATGAACTAATATCCGGATCACTCGGGTCTCTAAAATCATCTAATAAGGATATCGCTTTTTGAATATTCATTTTTATTCTGGTTGAATTTTCATATATCTCTTTTTTTTTTTTTACTAAATTAATTGTTTGATTTTTATACATATTTTTATAAAATTCATATTGTTCAGTATTATTTTCATAATTTCTAAAGTTTTTTTTTCCCATATAATTTAATATAATTTAAATTTTATAAAAAGATAAAATTGAAATTATAATTTTAATTTAAAAAAAATAAAGTATATTATGAAATTCTATGAGCCGTATCTTGATGATTTTAATTCTCTTAAATCGGGAGAACTAAAATATGAAAACTACACTTTTTTAGTAAATAATATTGAAGTGAAAAATAATAGAGGAATATACGGGGATAATGTATATATTAATAAAGATAATGAAGTTGTTGGTATTAAGGAACGTTCAAATAGTTATATTTCAGGAATAATTCATTTAAATTCTAATCAAAAATATGGTTTTACTAATAGAAATATTCCATATTATAAATTTACTTCTCTATCGGGTAAATTTCCATCTTTTATTGTTCCTTCAAAGTCTAAAATAAAAAAAGCATTGTATTGTGTTATTAAAATTAATAAATGGAATACATCGCATAAAAATCCTATTGGAAAAGTAGATTTTTTACTGGGTCCAGTTGGTAATAAAGTTGCCGAAACAGAAATTCTTTTATATAAAAATAATATTTATCCAAAGAAAACCAAATTAAAATACAATGAAATTTTAGATTTAAACCAAAGAATAATTGATTACAAAACATTTAGTATTGATCCATTAGGGTGTAAAGATATAGATGATGCTTTACACTATAAAGAATTGGATAATGGTAGGATTGAAATTGGTATTCACATCGCAAATGTTTCAAGATATCTAAACCATTTTTCAACTGAATTATTTAGTTCTATTTATCTTGATAATAAAATAATTAATATGTTAGAAGATTCTCATTCATTTAATAAATGTAGTTTAATTAGTGGTGTAAATAGAATGGTTTTATCTTTAATTGTAGTATTTAATGGAATAGAAATTGAAAATTACTATTTTAGAGAATCTATCGTAAGAAATACTAATCTTTGTTATCAAGATGCTGAACGAATGATACACGAAAGTCACGGAAGCAATTTATTTAAATTATGGGAACTAACCACTAAAATTTTGTCGAATAATGAACTATCCGCCACCAGAATGGTTGAGTATTATATGATTTTATATAATAAATTAGTTGCCGAGACTCTTTATAAATATGATAAGAAAAATACTATTTTAAGAACTCACCAAGGAAATACTATTTTATATAATGGAGAAGATATCCTTAAACAATTTTTAGAAAAAAAAAAAAGAAATGCAGCTTTATATGAAAAAGAACCTATAAATACATATCATAAAGGTCTAAATTTAGAATTTTATACCCATGCAACATCCCCTATTAGAAGATTCGTAGATATTATTAATCAAAAAAATATTATAAATATTTTAGAAAATGAAGAATTATATAGTATTAATTATCTGGATAAAATTAATATATTTCAAAAAAATTTAAAAAAATTTTATAATAATTATAAAAAAGTAAAGATTCTATTTAATTATGAAAATGATAAAGAATTTTTAAAATCAAATAAATATTTAAATGCCTTTGTTTTGGAAATAAAAGATACAAGATTAAAAATATATATTCCAAAATTAGATATCGAACATAATTTTATCCTTATTTCTTCTAAATTGAAGGAAAATCATAATGTTATAGTTAATGATGAATTTATTAAAATAGGAGAAAATATTGAAATTAAAAAATTCCAAGAAATCCATATTTCAATAACTCCTTTAAGATTCGAAGAAAAATTCAGTAAAAAATTAAATATTAAAGTATTAGACCCCGAAGTTATTATTTCATAATATATAGTGATTCTGTTGTTACTTGGTCTCTAATTAAAATAGAATCCATATTTTCTAACTTTTTCATCAATTCAGGTTTATTTAACATTTCAGCAATATTTCTTATATTATCAACGATATTATTTATTCTAAGAATATTTCTAATAAATGTCCCTTCATATATATCATTATATTTAGCATATATTTCATGAATACTTCTCCCTTTCGCCCAGTCATACGCAGGTCCAATAAAAGATAAATATAAATTCCAATCCGTACCAATTTCAATATAATTACTATATTCATAATCCCCAAACTCTTTTCCAATATTACCTATATCTTTTAGTATTTTTTTTATATTTAAAGGAACATCTAACGATTCAAAAGTTATATCATCATTACTCTTTTCTTCAATAAATGCCGCTATAATAGAAATAATTTCATAATTTTCTAGAGTTAGAAAGAAATCATCATAAATTATTTCAGTTAGAATAATCTCATTACACTCTGATATTTCAGATGCCATTATACCTTTTGTTTGAACTATATCTGTTTCGGGATGAATATACCAATTATCTTTTAAATATTTTACCATTTTAATAATATCTTCTTTAACAAAAGAACTCTGGTATTCTATATTTTTTTTTAATTGTTGAATCGAATCTTCCCTATCTAAGTATTCCTTGTATTTGGGTTGAATTTTAAAAAAATTAGGAATTTCATTTTTAGATTTAGATAATCTGATACTCGCTTTTTTTCTGATATTTCCTCTTAAATTATCTAATTCTTTTAATCTTCGATAATATTCCTGAATATTTTTTAAATCTATACCTGTAATATTATGAATATGTTTATTTTCTAATATTGATAATTCTTTCACATATTGCTTTTTTTGATTTTCAATATCTTGGGAAAATAGTGAAGAACCTAAAAAATGGTCTAACATATTTTTATCATTTCTAATAATTTTCAAAAGAAACTGATAAGATAATCTAAATTTAGAATTTATAGATGGACTTCTACCAGTCAACATTTTCTTTAAAACATTTTTTTCTAATAGTTCATCGGTAGGAAGAATAATAACAGTTCCGAATTTATCTAAACCTCTTCTACCCGCTCTTCCGGCCATTTGAAGATATTCGTCGGTTCTAAGAGTTCTAAAACCACCATTTGAATACTTGGATAATTTCGGAAAGATAACTGTTTTAGTTGGCATATTTACACCCACCGCAAAAGTTTCAGTAGCAAATAGAATCTTTACCAAACCTTTTGAAAAAAGAATTTCAATAACTTCTTTAAGAATAGGAATTAAACCAGAATGATGATACGCAATTCCTTTTAAAATAAGACTTCTAATTTGATGATACTGTGGGGATTTTTCATATATTTTTTTATAATGTCTAAGTTCATAATCAAAAATTCTATCAATTTCCGCGGATTCTTTACTATCAACTAATGATTTATGAACTGATGACGCGAGTCTTTCACATTCTTTTCTTGAAAAAATAAAGAATAAGGCGGGTACTAGATTTCTTACTTTTAAAAATTCAACAAAATCATTAATAATTTTTGAAGGTCTTAAAACTTCATAACACTCCTTAATTGAATTGTAATTTTCAAATTTTCCATCGTGTGTGACTATTCTAACAAGTAATTTTGAGGCGAACTTATCTGGTATATAAAAATAATGTTCTAACGGTACCACTCGGTGGGATGTTGGAATTAAATTAGTCATTTTTTGTTTAATATTACCAACCCATCCGGCAAATTCATGAGCTTTATCAATAGTTGCAGATAACATTATAAGAGTTATTTTTGGTGGAATTAGAATTAAACATTCCTCCCATACTTTTCCTCTATCGGGGTCATTTATATAATGTACTTCATCAAAAATAACTTTATCAACTTCATCGATATCAATATATTGTGATTTTTTTTGATATAAAATATTTCTCAAAATTTCAGTTGTCATAATTATACATTGTGCGTCAGGATTAAATTTAATATCACCTGTCAAAATGCCAATATCTGGAAATTTCTGTTTTAATTCAAATAATTTTTGATTTGACAATGATTTAATAGGAGAAGTATAAATAATTTTTTTATTTTTTTGAATAGAATCTGAAATTGCATATATCGCTGGGACTGTTTTCCCACTTCCGGTATGCGCTGTAACTAAAACATTCTCATTATTTTGTATTGATTTTATAGCATGCTTTTGGAAATCATCTAATTCAAAACCAAATTCAAATGGTTTAGTGGAAAAGTCTCCTTCATATTTATTATTTAAAATTTTTAAATATTTAGTTTCCATTTTTATTTATGACTAATTTAGTTTAATATTAAAATAAATTAAATAAATTATCAATTTTAAAAAGAATATAATTTGACCTGTTCTTCCGCGTTAAGAAGTCTATTTTTAAATTTATGTGAGTCTATTTCTTTTTTATCTGAAAGATATAAGATAGTTCTATCCTTTATCATATTTAAAAAACGAGGTTCTTTGTAATTTAAGTGGTGGTATTTAATATGATTTGGATATAATGTTTCAAGTCTTGATTTAAAATATATGTTTGCGTCATTTGTTTTTAGTAAAATAGCATCTATTTTAGTAACACCTAGAAAAAGTTGAGCGGTTCTATAATTTTTATCCATAAATTCAAAAATTTTTTCTGCTATTTTATTATTTTTCGCTAAATATTCCATATCAATTATTATAATATATTTTTGAGGACTCATACTTCCCATTGTTTCAATTAAGTTTTTATATTTAATTATTAAAATAAGAATAAAAAAAACTATAAAAAATATAATATACATAAGTTAAAATAAGAAAAAACTTTAACAAAAACAAATATTAGACGTACAAGTTTTCCCACAAGGTTCACTTTTAGTTTTTTCTGTTTTTGTCTTATATTCAAAATTTAAATTTTTTACTTTTTCAATTAAATTACTAACATTATCCATTTATAGTTATATTATATTTATTTTTTAAATGCGGAATATGTTATTAGTGATTAAAATATTTGAAAACACAACTTTATTAATTTATATTAATTTAAATTAATTTAATCAGAATTATCGCGGAATTAAAAAAATGAATATATTTGGCAGTAAATAATAATTTATCACAAATATTAAAATTAAACCCGCATTTGGTAAAACTAAAAAAAAAATGTTAAGTTTAAAAGTAACTTTAAAAACCGAGTTAGAAAATTATCATACTAATAAACATTTTATAAAAAAAGGAAGCCCTACGAACCTTGGTCCAATATCATTTATTATTTAAAATATTTATATAATATAATATAATATAATATAATATAATATAATATAATATAATATAATATAATATAATAATGGATTTTATTTTTTATAAGAACTTTTACGATGATTTAAAAAAATTAACAGATAATAAATTGATAGAACATTATAACAAACATGGTATAAATGAAAATCGAATTATAAATACTGAACAATTAGAGGATTTACTTACGAATACTTTTTTTAATCCCGAATTTTATTTAAGATTTAGAAAGATAAAAATTCCTAATAATTGTTATAACCATTTATTTATTTTTAAAGAATTTCTTAAATATAATGATTTTAGAAATGATAACGAATTAAGAGAATATTTAATACTAAGAATAGATCTTGATTTTTTCCAAAAAATTTATAAAACCAATGATTTAATTAAAATCTTTTATTTAACCCAAGAAAAAAATTTATTTTATAATGAAAATGAAATGAAATGTTTTTTAGATTATAATAAGTTAGATTTTAGTAAATATAAAAGTAAATACAACTTAAATATGGATGAAAAAGATATTATAGAACATTATTTTATTAATAATTTAAATTTAAAATTAAATTTTGGTTGGATAAATTTAAAAAATAATTCAAAACGATTTTATAAATTAAAAGAAAACATATTATTAAATTTTTTAGATCAGGAAATATACAGAAATAAATTATTTATTGAAAATGAAGTTAATCCAAAATTTAAAGATGATAACTTAAAATTTTATGAAATTAATAGACATATTGAAAAATATAAAATTGAATATATTATTGATACTCTATTTTTAATTTGTAATTATACAGATATTGATGATATACTCAAAAATATTTATGATTTAGATTTTAATTTTATTTATGATACTAATATAATTTTAAAAAATTTAGATTATTATTTTAAACAAAAAAATGAGATCGCGCCATATATTCAAAAAAATATAGACCTAATTAAAAATAATATTGAATGTAATTTTCTAAATTTCGAAAATGAAATTTATATTTATTTAAATCAAGAAGAAAAAAAATTATTAAACATTATAAAATCTATCTACAATTCCAATAAATTCCATCCTGATAAATTAGATGCTTCTTTTGTAAAATATTTTTATAACTTAGATTCACCTAATATTTTAAAAGATGATACTTATGAAATAAAAAATATTCAAATTATGAAAAAAAAAATAACAGAGTTAAATTTTGATTGGATTTTTTATAAAAATAATATTAATAATCTGAGAAATGAAAATAATTGTTTTAAAGATTTTTATCACAAAAAAAATAGTAAATTATCCAACATTAATTCTTATTTAGAAAATAATAGTAGTAAAATTATTTTGTCTGATAGTAAAATACCATTTAATATAAAAGGATATACAATAATAAAAATAACAAAAGATACTCAAAACATAGATAAATATTTAGAAAAAGCAAATTTATGTATTTTTAGATATAAAATTAAAGAACATATTAAATATAAGAAAAAATATGGAGAAAGTTATAAGTTAATATTTTTGGTAAATTCATTAGTAGAACTTAATAATTTAAGTTTAGATTTAATTGATTATTTATTAGTTGAAGAATTTTATAAATATGATTTAAAAGAAAAATTTAATGTAAACTCTTCTAAAATTTTAACATATAATAAATTTGACCTTTACAATAATATTAAAAGGAATTTTAAAACTATAAAATATAAATTTGGAATTATCCAAAATTTGGATAAACCACATAAATATTTAGATGGAATAGATATATTTTTAAAATTAAAACAAAAAATTAATAATATAGAGTTAAGTTTTTTCCAAACAAAACTGGTTAGTAAAAATAAAAAATATTTATCAGTTTATAATAATTTAAATACATACTTAAAAGAAGTTAATTATATAAATGTTGTCTCTAATATAAAATTTGTGAATTGGATTAAAAATATAAACTATATTATTGTTTTAGATGATTCTGAAGATATAAATATTAAAATAAAATATGCCTTAGCAAGTGGTTGTATACCTTTTAATACAATTAAATCAGATTTTATACCTTATAAATATAAAAACAAAATATATTGTGTTAATGAAAAAATATGTAATGAAGTAAAGAATTTAATTAAAAATACAAAGGACTTACACTTAGAAAATCTTATTGACGAAATCAAGAAAAAGGAAGAACTTAGGAAAAAGGAAGAACTTAAGAAAAAGGAAGAACTTAGGAAAAAGGAAGAACTTAGGAAAAAGGAAGAACTTAAGAAAAAGGAAGAACTTAGGAAAAAGGAAGAACTTAAGAAAAAGGAAGATGAACTCAAGAAAAAGGAAGATGAACTCAAGAAAAAGGAAGAAATCAAGAAAAAGGAAGATGAACTCAAGAAAAAGGAAGATGAACTCAAGAAAAAGGAAGAACTTAGGAAAAAGGAAGAAATCAAGAAAAAGGAAGATGAACTCAAGAAAAAGGAAGATGAACTCAAGAAAAAGGAAGAAATCAAGAAAAAGGAAGATGAACTCAAGAAAAAGGAAGATGAACTCAAGAAAAAGGAAGATGAACTCAAGAAAAAGGAAGAACTTATGAAAAAGGAAGAACTCAAGAAAAAGGAAGATGAACTCAAGAAAAAGGAAGATGAACTCAAGAAAAAGGAAGATGAACTCAAGAAAAAGGAAGAAATCAAGAAAAAGGAAGAAATCAAGAAAAAGGAAGAACTTATGAAAAAGGAAGATGAACTCAAGAAAAAGGAAGATGAACTCAAGAAAAAGGAAGAAATCAAGAAAAAGGAAGAACTTAGGAAAAAGGAAGAAATCAAGAAAAAGGAAGAACTTAGGAAAAAGGAAGAACTTAGGAAAAAGGAAGAACTTAGGAAAAAGGAAGAACTTAGGAAAAAGGAAGAAATCAGGAAAAAGGAAGAAATCAGGAAAAAGGAAGAAATCAAGAAAAAGGAAGAACTTAGGAAAAAGGAAGAAATCAAGAAAAAGGAAGAACTTAGGAAAAAGGAAGAACTTAGGAAAAAGGAAGAAATCAGGAAAAAGGAAGAAATCAGGAAAAAGGAAGAAATCAGGAAAAAGGAAGAACTTAGGAAAAAGGAAGAACTTAGGAAAAAGGATGAAATCAAGAAAAAGGAAGAAATCAGGAAAAAGGATGAAATCAGGAAAAAGGAAGAACTTAAGAAAAAGGAAGAACTTAAGAAAAAGGATGAAATCAGGAAAAAGGAAGAACTTAAGAAAAAGGATGAAATCAGGAAAAAGGAAGAACTTAAGAAAAAGGATGAAATCAGGAAAAAGGATGAAATCAGGAAAAAGGATGAAATCAGGAAAAAGGAAGAACTTATGAAAAAGGATGAAATCAGGAAAAAGGAAGAACTTAAGAAAAAGGAAGAACTTAAGAAAAAGGATGAAATCAGGAAAAAGGAAGAACTTAAGAAAAAGGATGAAATCAGGAAAAAGGAAGAACTTAAGAAAAAGGAAGAACTTAAGAAAAAGGATGAAATCAGGAAAAAGGAAGAACTTAAGAAAAAGGATGAAATCAGGAAAAAGGATGAAATCAGGAAAAAGGAAGAACTTATGAAAAAGGAAGAACTTATGAAAAAGGAAGAACTTAAGAAAAAGGAAGAACTTAAGAAAAAGGAAGAACTTAAGAAAAAGGAAGAAATCAGGAAAAAGGAAGAAATCAGGAAAAAGGAAGAAATCAGGAAAAAGGAAGAAATCAGGAAAAAGGAAGAAATCAGGAAAAAGGATGAAATCAGGAAAAAGGATGAAATCAGGAAAAAGGATGAAATCAAGAAAAAGGAAGAAATCAGGAAAAAGGATGAAATCAGGAAAAAGGAAGAACTTAAGAAAAAGGAAGAACTTAAGAAAAAGGATGAAATCAGGAAAAAGGAAGAACTTAAGAAAAAGGAAGAACTTAAGAAAAAGGAAGAACTTAAGAAAAAGGAAGAAATCAAGAAAAAGGAAGAACTTAAGAAAAAGGAAGAAATCAAGAAAAAGGAAGAACTTAAGAAAAAGGATGAAATCAAGAAAAAGGAAGAGGAGTTATGGATACGTGATGAATTATTAAAAAAATTTATTACAAAATTACAAAAAGAAACTTTAAATAAAGAAAATTCTATTAAAGATTTAAAAATAATTATGGAAAAAAACATTATAGAAACAAAATTAAATTTAGACCATGAAAAACAAAAATTTGAAAATTATAGTAAAAAATTAAAAGATAAATATAATAAAAAAGAACAATCCATAGAAAAATTACAGAATAATTTAAAGGAAGAATTTAAAAAAACCACTACACATGCTGAAAAAAATAATATTTTTAAAATAATAGAAGAAAATGAAAATAAATGGAAAGTCGGAAACGAATATTTAAAATCATTTATAAAAAAAGAAAATGAAAAATGGAATACTGAATTTTTAAACTTAAAAAAAAAAGCATACCAAAATGAAGAAATATTAAAAAAGAATATTAATAAACTTACTAAATATATTAAAATAAAAAAGACATATTTTGAAAAAAATAATAAAGAAATAGATAAAATAAAAGATGAATTTAATGAGAACGAAATTAAACTAAAAGATGACACTAAAAAAATAAAAGTTGAATGTAATAATTTATTAGAAGAAACCTCAAAATTAAATACAAAAAATTTTTTACTAAAGGTGTTAAATAAATACGGAGAATTGGTAGATTTTAAAAAAATAATTGAGTTTTTAAATATTAAACAAATTTATATTTCTTCTTCACTAATTCATTTAAAAGAAAGAGTGCTTCGATTATTTTCATTAAAAGAATATACAAATTCGAATGAAAGTTGTATTTTTTTTGGAATTTATTTAAAAGATGACATTAGTAAGGTAAATAAACATTTGGGAGAGAAATATGTAATGTTTGGTGGAACTGAATTAAATACAATTACACAAATTAATTGTAAAAAAATTATTTCAATATCTAAAAATCTAAAAGAAAGAGTGGAAAAATTAGGTTATAAAAGTCTACTTGTTAATTTTAATTTAGTTGATAAGTCAATATTTAAACCAGTTAAAATTCTAGGATACAAAATTTATATTTATGATGGTATGCAAAAGAAGAACGATAATTCAAAAATATATAATATACCATTAATAAATAAAATAAAAAAATCTTTACCTCAATTTGAATATATACACAGTTCCGAACTAAATTGTAAAAATGATGAAATGCCAGAAATATATTCACAATGTTTTATAGGTTTAAGATTGACATATGGGGATGGAAATGCAAATACAGTTCAAGAATTTGATGCCATGGGAATACCAATAATTCATAATCATAGTGATTATGGTATTAAATGGGAGAATGAAAATGATATTATAAAGAAAATAAATAAATTATACAATAATTTAAAAATAACTAATTTAGTGGAAAAAGATAAAATAATAATACAAAAACCATTTTCTCTTAAATACGATTTTAAATTACCAGAAAGAAATGACAATGAAATAAGACTTATATATTATGGAACTTTAAGAGATGAAGAGAATATAGTAGATATAATTGAAGAATTTAAAAAAATACATCAAGAAAGACCAGAAGTCGTTTTAAAAATAGTATGGGGGAAAATTGTAGGTAATAGTGTTTTTACAAAAAAAATTAATGAATATTTGAAAAATGGAGTAAAAGGAATTACTTTTAAACATAAATTAAGTCATAAAGATGCTTGTTATGAAATTGCAACAAGTGATATAGGTATTTGTTGGCGTAAGAATGGGTGGGATGATAATGGCGAAGTAAGTACGAAAGTAAAAGAATATGAGATGTATGGGGTAATTATTATGAATGAAAAACTGACTAATATTTTCAAAGAAAATAAGTTTGTTATTTTTATACCTTATTGTGATATTTATAAAGATTTTATCGATGAATGTATGAACAGTATATTTAAACAAAAATATAATAATTATCAAATTATATTAGTGAACGATTCGAATAAACCATTTCAAACAAAATACAATAATACTACGTTATTATCATATAATTCAGATCACGGGAATGGTCCCGGAGCGTCGAAATATCATTTTTTAGAATATATTAAACAAAATTATTCCAAATACAATGATGAGGACATTTTGATGTTTATTGATGGAGATGATTATTTATTAACAAATATTAGTTTTCTACTTATTAATTTACATTATAATATTAATAATTCATTGATATCTTGTGGTAATTATAAAGGTAAATGGTCTGATATTATTATAAACAAATGTAAACCATTCGTTTCATTAGATAAACCAAGGTTATCAAAAACCTTTTTTTTCCCTCCTATTCGAACATTTAAATTAAAATTAATAAATTATATTAATCCAAGAGAATATATATATCCCGAAACAAATAAATTTATAGAAAAAGCAACTGATCATTTATTATTTATTCGTTTAATTGAACTTGTTAATTGTAATAATTTATCTATTATTTACAGATCTATATATTTTTATAGAGAACACGTCAACTGTTCATATAAACGGATATCAACTGAATATAAACAAAAAATAACTAATTATATAACAACATTACCAATAAGTAATAAAATTAATTTTAATAGTTTTAAATCACAAGCTCAGCTTCAATTTATAGATTATTTAAAAAAAAATAATATAACAAGATATTATATTAGTAAGTCAGTCGCACATTTTAATAGATTTATATATATAAATAATTTATCTATTTATAATTTAGAAAATACTAATGATTTAAATGAAAATACGTTATTTTTCGGAATATTTAATAAAGAAGATATAGAACTATTACAAAATCATAAAGGAGAAAAATATATAATATATGCTGGTACGGATTGTGATAATAATTATAAAAATCGATTAGAAAATACTATAAAAATAAAAGAATCGAATCCCAATGCTTTTTATATTTCAATTAGTAATAATATATATGAACGATTATCAAATATATACAATATATCAGAAAAACAAATAGTTAAATTAGAAAATGACTTAGTAGATTATAATATATTTTATAAAAAACAAATTAATAATGATAATTCTTCTATATTTATTTATGATGGGAATATTAAAAGTGACCCAGGAATATATAATAAAAAAATTTGTGATGAAATAGAAGAAAAACTTAAAAATAAATATACGATAGTTAGAACAAGCAATCTATCTGAAAAAATACAATATGAAAATATGTTTAAATTTTATGAACAATTTTTTATAGGTATTAGATTAACACGTTCTGATGGTGGTTCGGAAACAACAAAAGAATTTAGAACGATAGATAAACCAATAGTTCATAATCAGAGTGATTATGGATTAAATTGGAAAACAATAGATGATGTATTATTACATATACAAAATGTATCAAATGAAATAGAAACGCAAAAAAAACACAATTTAAATATTGTTATCGATACTTCTATAAATATTGAAGCATATATATTTTTATTAACAATACATAAAGAACTTTGTGATAATAATTTTAATAATATTATAATTTATATAAATTTTGAAGAAAATAAACACTTAAAAGAAATATCATTTTTGGAGCAATATGTTTTAGATTTCAAACAACTAAAATATAATTCAAATAATATATTTAAATTTGATAATGAAACATATGAAAATTATTTAATAAAACAGGATTTGAATAAACTTAATATACAAGTTAATGATGATGATAAATATACCAGTTTTAAATCTATTGAAAAAAATTTCATAGGGTCTAATTTATCAAATAAAATATATCAAGAAAACGCACTGTATAATAATATTGTTAATCAAATATTTAAAAATATAAATTATGTTAAAAATAAATTTTCAGTTATTATACCTTTATTCAATGCGGAAAATTTAATAACAATTACGTTAGATAGTATTTATAATTCAAATACCGAAAATATAAATTTTGAAGTAATTATTATTAATGATGAATCAACTGATACATCGGTTAATGTAATAAATAACTATATAAAACAAAATAATATTACAAATTTAATAGTTCTCCATAATAAAAAAAATCAAGGCGCATATATTTCAAGAAATAGAGGAATTTTTCATTCAACCGGGGAATTTATTTTTATTTTAGATTCCGATGATATGATATCTGATGATCGCTTTCAAAACGACATATCATTATTTCAATCAAAAGACGTAGAATGTGTTATATCAAAATTAATTAAATATGACTATATTGAAAAAACAAATTCTTATAAATTAACAAACGAATATGAAGAATTCCCAAACGGTAAATTTAAAGAAATTTCTGTAACATATAAAAGAAATTTTTTTATTAAAAATGGATTTTTTATAGATAGTAAGTTTGGTTCAGATTCAGAATTTCTTTATAATAAAGTACGTAAAAGTAATAAAATAAATATAGACAAATTGGGATATAAAGCTATGTATTATTCATGTAAAAAAAATAATTTAACAACTATCTTTAGCAGAACTAAAAGAATAAATTTCACTATTTATTATGATGCTTGTTTTAAAAATAATATATCGTTAAGACATACTATTATGGTCTAATAACTATATTACCAATACTTTCTTATTTAAAATATAAGTAATTATAAATATAATGGTATATATATAATGGTAGAAGCATATGGTTATAAACAACAAATAATAAATGAATTAAAAAATATAGATAATGATACAAATAATTTTTATAATTATAAGAGTTTAAATTTCCTATCTAAATTGAAAACTGAAAATGAAAATATAGTTATTAATTTCCATGGTTCTATACCGAATAAAAATATGGGTAATTTTGATGTTGTTTTCAGAGGATATAATTATAACATAAAAAATACTGATATTATTTGTATTTCTGATTATTTGTTAAGTAAATATAAATCAAATTATACTGTTAATTGGAGTTTATCTACAAAAAAACACGCAAATTTGGATTTACTTTATAAAAAATTATTTGAATATATTATTAATAGAAAAAAATATAAGAATGTAATATTTACTGGAACTTCCGCTGGTGGATTTCCAAGTTTAAAATTTGGTTCATTTTTTAAATCTACAGTAATTATATCCAATAGTCAATTATACATTGAAAATTATGTTGATAATAGAGGATTAAAATCTATAAAAGGATATATTGATAATGATGATGAAGTTATTTATGAAAATAAAATGATTGAAAAAATAATATTACAATCTCCACCAAAAAAAGTGCTTTATTATCAAAATACAAATGATATTGGTCCTCCACATAATGCTTATTCAGATTTTTTACAATTTAAATCATTTACAGAAAAAAACAAAATGGATAAAATATGTATATTTATTAGTTTTTATGATTCAGATTATGAAAAACATCCACATTTTATCCAATTTCCAGATAATAAAAAACATCATGATATTTTACAAGAATTTTTAAAAACTAATTAAAATTAGTTTTAAATTATAATGTCTACTCATAAAAGTAGTGATTATAAAATATAAGAGGTTAAATACTATTTAACTTATTCTAAAATAAAGTAGAAACTTGTAAAATATTTGGTTATTCTGAAAGAATTTTGATGTGATGAATATATCTATAAATAAAATGATAATCAAATTAATTTATGGTGTATAAATAAATGTTGGAACCAATATTTTTATAATCTCTCTTAATTCTTTTTCAGATATACTCTTATATTCATTAATTAATTTTTTATAAATGTTATTAAAATTACTTGATTCTTCATTATTTTTTAGAAGCATAATCTTTTTTTCGTTTGTTGGAAGTATTTCTTCTTCATTACATAATAATTCTTCATATAATTTTTCACCGGGTCTTAAACCTATTATGTTTATTGAAAGTTTTTTTGAAGATAAATTAAGTATTTTTTTCGCAAGATCAAAAATTTTCACAGGCTTTCCCATATCAAATAATAATATTTGACCCCCATTACCAATAGTTATAGCTTTAAGTACTAAAGATGCTGCTTCAGATATAGACATAAAATACCGAGTAATATCTTTATGTGTTAATTCTAAATTACAATTATTATTTATATTATCTATAAATACAGGAATTACTGAACCAGATGATCCCAATACATTTCCAAATCGGGTAATTACAAAATTTGTTTTACTATTTTTTTCACATTGTAAAACATATAATTCTGAAATACGCTTACTCGCACCCATTATATTTGTTGGATTTACCGCCTTATCTGTTGAAACAAATAAAAACTTTTCGACATTATATTGAATTGAAAGATCAACAATATTTTTTGTTCCGATTACATTCGTTGATATTGCTTCATATGGATTATCTTCCATAATAGGAACATGTTTATAAGCAGCAACATGAAATACAATTTCTGGTTTAATCACTGAAAAAATTTTATTTATTTCATCTATATTTTTAATATCTCGCATAAAATATTTTATGTTAATTGTTGGAAATAACCTTTTTAATTTATTTTTTAAATAATAATGTCCAAATTCTGAATTATCAATCAAAAATAAATTATTAATTCCGAGTGTTAACAACTGAATTATAATTTCGGATCCAATTGAACCAGTTCCACCAGTAATAATAATATTTTTATTGGATAAAAATTTGATTGATTCTTCATTATTAACAATTATAGGGTCTCTATCTAATAAGTTATTAAAATTAATAGTATCGATATTAATATATTCATTTTTTTCTAATACATTAGAATGTGTTGAATTTAATATATTTTTCATATTATAATTTAAAATATGCACATTTTCGGTGATTCCGATTTTTTTCAAATTATCTACACCGCTTTGTTCTGTGATAAAGTAATATTTAGTAATATGGTCAGTTAAAACACGATTTACTTCCTCAGGCATTAACATATCACCACTACGTAATCCACTTTCAACATGTGCTAAATCAATATTAAGTTCTTTTGCAACTAATCCTGCTGCTAATGTACTTGTAACATCTCCAAAAACAATCACTAAATTTGGATTTATTTTTCCAAATTCTATTTTTAATTTATCTCTTATTTCTCCTAGTTGACCTAGTTCTCTATCATACGAAATTAAATCATTAATTACTTTATCTTTATTTTTCAAATATTCTTTGTTTTCAACATAGAGTCTATTATCATAATCACCTGCCCTTGTTTTTTTTTCTAATGATAAATGAATATCCGGTTTTGGAAATTTTAATTGATTAAAAAATACATCGCTCATTTTAGCATCAAAATGTTGACCTGTATGTATTAGTGTTAATTCAAAGTCATCTTTAAGAGCTTCATAAACAGGATATGCCTTCATAAAATTCGGTCTCGCACCGACAATTAATATTATTTTCTTCATATATTATAAAAATATTTAAAAATATAATTTTAACATTAATATTTATCAATTAAAACTTAATAAATTATTATTTTTTATTTTTTATTTTTTATTTTTATTTTATTTCCTCTTACAACATCACATTCCTCTATAACACTTTGTAAAACTTTATTTTCAGATTCTAAATTCTTCATATATTCATTTAATGCCTTTGTATCTTTTGGAAAGCATGCACCTCCAAAACCTAAACTACCATCTGGTCCAGGTATATAAGTGTGCATAGGATTAATCCATTTATTCTTAAGCATTAGACTCTTTATTTTTTCGAAGTTGGAACCATTTTTTTTACAAAGTAAGAAATATTCATTGAAAAGCATTATTTTACTAGCATAAAAACTATTACAAAAAATTTTCATACTTTCACTTTCCAAAGAGGAACATGTATTTATTTCCGCTTCTGGATAGTATTTATGATAAAAATCATATAATTCTTGAATAGAATCACAATTCGGACCTTTTCCTAATACAATATGAGTTTGATTATGAAAATCTTCAAATGCGGTTCGTGCGGTTAGAAATTCTGGATTATGGCATATTTTTAATTTAGGATACTTTTTGGATAAGATACCTGTGCTTTCTGGTTCTACTGTTGATTTAATTACTATAAGACCTTTAAACCCTACTATTTTATCTAAAGTTTTCACTATTTCATCTTTGTTATACATACATCTTTCCTCATCAAATAAAGTAGGAAGACATAAAAATAAAATATCTGTGTCTACTACTTCTTTAAATGTTCCTATTTTTTTATAAGAATCGTATCCTACGCAATCCACCTCCTTCAATTTAAAACTTTTAAACATCGAACCTCCAACAAATCCTAATCCTATAATTCCAACTTTCATTTATAATTAACTATTATTTTTTTTTGTTTAAAAACTATAATTAAAATAATTAATTTATTAATGGATAAACTTGATTTATACTTTTATAGACATTTTTATGATGATCTAAAAGGATTAAATAATAAAGAATTAGTTAGACATTATAATAAATTTGGTTCAAGTAAATCAGAAAAAAGAATTATAAATCCATATAAATTAGATAAAGTAATTATAAAAAATAATTTTGATGCGGATTTCTATAGAATAAAAAAAAAAATTAAGGTTCCTGGAAATATTTACAATAATATGATAATTTACAAAGAATATCTAAAAAATTTAGATTTTAAAAATGTTGATGAATATAGATTCCGACTAAAAGAATTAAAGGAAAAAGAATTAAAGGAAAAAGAATTAAAGGATAAAGAATTAAAGGATAAAGAATTAAAGGTAAAAGAATTAAAAGAATTAAAAGAATTAAAGGATAAAGAATTAAAGGATAAAGAATTAAAGGATAAAGAATTAAAAGAAAAAGAATTAAAAGAATTAAAGGATAAAGAATTAAAGGATAAAGAATTAAAGGATAAAGAATTAAAAGAATTAAAGGATAAAGAATTAAAGGATAAAGAATTAAAGGATAAAGAATTAAAAGAATTAAAGGATAAAGAATTAAAGGATAAAGAATTAAAGGTAAAAGAATTAAAGGTAAAAGAATTAAAGGTAAAAGAATTAAAGGTAAAAGAATTAAAGGTAAAAGAATTAATAAAATATAATTTAGAAAAAAAAACCCTCAAAATATTAGATGATAATTTTTGTATAGAAAATGAAATTCATAATTGGGAAAAAACTAATTTAAATGATTTAAAAAATAACAAATTATTGATTCATTTACATTGTTATGATATTAATCAATTTAATGAAATATATGGAAATTATATTCAAAAAATAATGAAAAATTTTAGTGTAATTGTTACTTATTCAGAAGGAAGTTATATTCCAAATATAAAAATAACATTTATTAGATTATATAATAAGTATAACAAATTATCAATTAATTATACTAAAAATATATATTTAATAATTTTAAAAAATATAAAAGATATAAATAAAATAATTTTAATAAATCCTGATAAAACATTGCATATTTTTTTAAATTATCTTGAAGAACTAATAAATTTTAATTATAATATAAATTTTAAAAATAATTTTATATATAATCTAGATAATGATATAAATATTAATATTTCGGATATTGATTTATTTTTATCAAAAAATATAATGATTCCGGAATATACAGAATTATATAAGTTATCCAATGGAGGATTCACCGCAATACTACCATCCTATGATATTATAAAATATTTTAAAAAGTATTCAATGGATAAATTTAATAATATATTAAAAGACGAAAAAACCAATATATTAGTTTTTGATTTTGTATTTTCTAGAGGAGGTACTTATATATATTTACAAAATATAATTGCTAAATATAAAAATAATATTAATTTTATAATTATAAAAGGAACATATCAAGATAATAAATATTTACTGTCTCTAAATGATTATTACTATATAGATACGTTTTCTATATCAGAATTCAAACTTTTTTATGAAAAAATAAAAGATGATATTAGTAATATTTTTATTAATTCACTTTCCACATTTTCGGAGGATATGATAAAATTTATATTTAATTTAAAAAATAAATATTTAATTGGTATTTCTCATGACTTTAGTGTTAAGTATAATAAATCTCAAATATTACCTAATGAAACTAGAATACATAATAACTTAATTAAATATGATTTAATAATAACACAGACTTCAATAACATCAAAAATTTTAGACTTAACAAATAATATTACCATACAAATGCCAGACTATTACAAATATGAATCACTTATAAAAACAAATAATAAAAAAATAAATATAGTAGTAATAGGTAATATTAGTGAAATTAAAGGAATACTTATTCTTAAAGAATTTATTAACTATCTTGAAAATAATAATCTTAATAAAATATATAATTTTAAAATTTTAGGAACTTCGTGGCCTTATTTACAAGAATATACCGAATCCTATTATGATATAGATGATTTAAATAATAAATTAATTAATTATAAACCTAATATAATACTTGAAACAAGTATTTGGCAAGAAACATGGTCTTATACATTAACACTTGCCATGACTATGAATTTACCAATATTATATTATAAAAAAAATTTTATAAATAATATATCATATAGATTGAATGACTATAATAAAGCATATGAGTGGGATAAATATGAATATTTATGTAATTTAATAAATATTTATAAACAAGATTATTTTTTTACTATTAAAAATGAAATTACATTTCCTAGTTTTTATGATTCTTTATTTAATGATAATTATATTGAAAATTTAGTAATTATAACTTCAAAAATTATTGTAAATGAAAAAATCGGTTTTTCTTATTCAGATAAAAGAAGTATTTATACATATGAAGAAAGAATTAATGATACAATTAAAACAATTGAATCCATAAAAAATAAATTTAAAAATAAAAAATATAAAATATTGTTAATAGATGATTCAAAATTAAAAAATGATGATCTTAAAAAACTTGAAGAGAAAGTTGATATATTTTTACATCAAAAAATAATACCAAATATAGATTATTATACTAATATATCAACAACAAAGGGTTTTGGAGAAGCAAAACAACAACAAATAGTTAATAATTGGATAATGGAAAATAATATTACGTTTAAAAATTTATTTAAAATAACAGGTAGGTATATTTTTAATGATAATTTTAAATATGGAAATTTTGATAATTATAAATGTAATTTTAAATTAGCAGTTGAAGTAATAAATAAGAATCCACATGTGAAAGATTATTATTATACCTCGTTATTTAAAATTCATTATAATTATGTTGAAATATTTAATAAAGCAATTAATAATATTGTGAATGATGAAAATTTAATTATAAATTCTTATGGATATGAAAATGTTTTACCTGTTCAATTATTAAAATATAATAGTGATTCTATTCTAAACATATCTACATTAGGTATTACACAAAATATTTCTGTATGGACTAAAGAACAATATAAAGAACAATTAAATATCTAATTAATATTAAACCTCAATACAGATAAATATTAAATTATTTGATAAAATAATAAAAACAATATCAATTACAAGTAATAATAATCGTTTATGAGAATAATGAAATTAATATAAATTAAGTGATATTCTAAAATAAATTATAATAATTCTAAATTAGATTTAATATATTTTTCTAGTTGAAATATACCTATAATTTTACCACAATTTACACTTATAATATTATTATTTTTTTCAATTATACAATCTCTGTTATCATTTTTTGACAATACTTTACATTTATAAGATGTAAAGTAAGAAATATAAGTATATTTTTTTAAAAAATCTGGAATATATTCTTTAACGTCTTTTATCATATTATTTTTAATTAAATTAATTTCTTTTTCAGTAATTGTTGATTCAGAGTTTAGATTTAAATCATCTATATTATTACTTTTAACAAATGGGGTATATTTTACGTGGGTTAGTGTGTATAATTTTTTGTGAACATCTCTTGGAAATAATGAAAAAAAGTTTCCATCCATTACAGTAAGTGATTCATAATTATCATTAAAATTTATTCTTTTATACAATAAACTGATAGTATTTTCATAAATATACTTATTTTTCGATAAATTTAATTGATTATATGTACAATCAAATAATAGATCGCATTCTAACTCGTTATTAATAATAACTTTATTGTTAATTTGTTTAATATTACTAACTCTATAGTTAAATTTTATTTCGCATTTTATATTTTTTTTAAAGTAGTTTTTACTTTTTTTAGAATTAATTATTTTTTCTTGTGTATTGATAATATCGCCATCAATATTATTAAATATATTATTTTTAATAATTGTATGATTATAATTATTTATATTATAAATTTGTAAATATGTCTTATAATCAATATTAGAATCTTTTGATATACAATAGTAATTATTATCAATAAAATCCACCAAATCTCTATATTTATCAATAAATTTATAATATCCTTTATAACAAATTTCTCTGGTTTTTGAACATCTAGGATAATGGTAACCGAGATGTAACCTATTTTGATTATAATTAGATGAATTATTGAAAATTTCTGTATTTTTTTCTAATATAATTACATTATATTTATTTTGTAATAATAAAGCAGTATGTAATCCGTACCACCCGGTTCCAATTATAATTATATTTTTAATCATATAATATATATATATAAGTTATGAATGGAATAGTTGGATATAGTGGTTTTGTAGGATCAAATTTATTACAATATTATATTTTTGATAATTTTTATAATAGTAAAAATTTTAAAAACGCTATAAATAAACATTTTGATGTTTTATTTTTCTGTGGATTACCTGCCGTAAAATGGTATGCTAATAAAAATCCAGACGAAGATTATAATAATATTGAAAATATTAAAAATATTCTTAATACAATAACTTGTAATAAATTTATTTTAATTAGTACGATTGATGTTTATGAAATTACAAATAATAATTTATTGAATGAAGATTATGATTGTAATTATGATAAGAATCATACATATGGTAAACATAGATATTTGTTTGAAAAATATATAGCTAATAAGTTTGAAAATTATCATATTATACGATTACCAGCACTATTTGGGAAAGGATTAAAGAAAAATATTATTTATGATTTAATTAATAATAATCAAATAGATAAGATACCATATTATTCATCATTTCAATGGTATGATTTAAATAGATTAAATAATGATATAGAAATTGTTATCAAAAATAATATTAAAATATGTAATTTATTTACAGAACCATTGGATACAAAGGATATAATAAAAGTATTTAATAAAGTATATAATATAAATTATGATTTTCAAATTGAATATTTAAATAGTGTCGAATCTTTTAATAAAAAAATTATATATAATATTTGTACTAAATATTCCAAATTATTTGGTTCTAACTTAAATAATTATATTTGTGATAAAAATGAAGTTCTGGATAGAATTGAAGAATTTTTAAATTATACAAAGTTAGATAAATCAAACTTATGTGTTTCAAATATATGTGTTAATAAAATGTCACAGTTACAATTTGCATATATTCTTAAATTACATGGAATTACAAATATACAAATCGCACCAACTAAATTAATTGATTGGAATAATATAAATAAATTAGATTTATCATTATATAAAAAGTGCGGTTTAAATGTATATGCTTTTCAATCTATAACTTATACATTAAATGATTTAAATATTTTTAGTTCAACACAAGATAAATTATTAAAACATCTAAAACAAGTTATTGACTGTGCTGTAAAAAATAAAGTACATGTTTTAGTTTTTGGTTGTCCTAGAAATAGGAAGATAATAGATGTTAATATAGATAATAAAAGTATTTTTATTGATTTTTTTAAAAAAATTAGTGATTATTGTTATGATAAAAATATTATTATTTGTTTAGAAAATAATAGTAAAAAATATAATTGTAATTTTATAAATACAATAGACGAATGTGCGCATTTAGTTAGAAAAATTAATAAAAAAAATATAAAAATGATGGTAGATTTAGGTAATGCTGTTATGGAAAATGACCATTGGTATTATTTAAAAAAACATATGGATATAATTTATAATATTGACGTATCTAATCCCAATATGGCAGATTTTGTTAATGTTCATGAATCGAATTCTATATTTAATTTTGTGTTAAAAAATAATAACTATAATAAGATGATAAATTTAGAAATGTTAATTAATAATAGTGATGATGAATTAAATATATTAAATAAATCACTATCTAATTTTATACAGATATATTAAAAATAATATTTTATATTATATATTATATATGATAATATATTTCGATAATATTAAGGTATTTAATGAAATTAAAGTTCCTAAAGACCACTGTAATTTTTTTGTAGAAAATAATTATGTTATATTAAAAAATGTATTAACCTTAGATATTAAAAAGTATTTGAAAACTAATATTACTTTTAATAAACCACACACAGATGTTGATAACCCAATTAAAGACAGCAGGCAGTTTTATAGAGAACACCATGATAAAGAATGTACGGAATTTATTAATCGATTTTATAATACAATTCAACCATTTTATGAATATATATTAAATAAAAAATTAACAAAATTTTTAGGATTTTCGATGAAATATAATCAAAATAGTGAATTAGTACCACATTATGATAATTACAATATGCCGATTAGTTCAACTATTTGTTTTTATAATGAAGACCAAATTGATTACCCACTTTATATTGATAAATCTTATTTTAATAATCCCCACCCATTTCGTTTAACAGTAGATGATAAAAATGGAATACCTGAACAAAATAAAATAAAAATTAATATAACTGATGGTGATTTGGTAATTTTCAGAGGAAGAAATCATTTACATTGGAGAGATAAAAAATTTATTAAAGATTATAGAGCATTATTATTACACACCGAAGATTATACGTATAATGGTGAATTAATATCGTATATTCATTCAGAGAATGTTATTAAAGCAGACATTAATAATATCAAAAATATAAATACATATGCATTAACTGATATGACTTGTTATGATACATTTAGAAAAGATTATGCAATGTTTTTTGAAAATTCATAAAATTTATTCACTTGATAAAGTTTTGTCAAGTATATTTTTTATATTAGAATTAAAATCACTGGTTAAATTTAAAATAACTGTTGCGTTTTTACATTTAGGTATAAAATCACCACAATTTTGTAAATTATTATATTCATAATAATAACCATAATGAGCTATTAATATAATCCTTACATTATCATTATTTACAAACATTTTATTTAAATATGAAATACAGCCCCAACTAAAAACAATAAGTTTTGCGGAATTTAATATATGGTATAAATCATCTATTTTATAATTTTCACATTTTATAATTTTAAAATTTTTTCCTTCAAAATATTGGTTATAATCATTTGAAAAACTCCTTTCAATAGAATGATTTGCATTTGCATTTAGTGAAGTTTCATTTATGTCGGACGTTGTTTTTATAATAAGTAATTTATCATAGGTTTGTATATTATTATTAATTTGAGTTTTTGATAAAATATCTATAAAATATTTAATTTGAACAGATACATTATTATTATTTTGTACATTTAAATTATCTATTAGTTTGATAGATGTTTCATTATTATTTATATCATAAATATTTGAATAATACCATTCATAAGTATACCCACACGGCGTGTATATTAATTTCTTAATTTTATAAACTTTCTTATCTTGAATAAATACTATTTTATCTTTATTAATAAAACATTGTATTAAATTTATTATAAATTTATGATTAATAATATAATCTGGAATTAAAATTTTAAATTTATATTTATTATATAAATAATAATATAATTGATATAGTATATTTATTATTAAATGACCAGCATTATGAATTTCCAATTTTAATAAAAAGAATGTTTCATTTTTCAAATAAACTGTTTCAAACTTATTTATATTTAAATTAACTGTATAACTTGGCAGGTCATTGTTATTAACAATAAATGGCCAATCATTAATATTATTTTTATTAATAAAATGAATATTTAAATCTTCAATATTTGAAGAATGTATACTTGTTTGACAATTATTATGTATATACATAATTAGCATTTACGAATTCAGTCATAATAATATATGTTAACAAAATTATAAATTCTAGAAAACTAAAAATAAAAATAATTGAAAGTATTGATAATGTAATTGATCCGGTTACAATTCTGTAAAATAGATATTATATGTATTTGTATAAAAATTTGACATAAGATTGTATATAAGTGGTTTTATCAATTATATCATCATGCCATACTGATGAACATTTATTATCAATATTTTTTATATTATATTTATTACATATTGATTTGAATATAGGCATTACCCAGTCATTTAATCCTTTATCAAGTGATGATGAATTAAATATATTAAATAAATCCGTATCTAATTTTATACATATATATCAAAAAAAAATATATTTATAATAAATATATGGAACTCAAGATTGAGAATAGCTTATTAAACAGCGATGATAAACGCATAATAAAAGAAATCGCCGATAGTGGCACATTTCCACATGGGATTAATAAATTATCAATTATTTCCAATAAAGGCTGTTTAACAAGTGTTGGGTCATATGATATATATTCATACGACCAAAATGCTTATTATGATAAAATACTGAATTTATGGATGGACGATGAATTCAAAATAATACAATATTCAAATGTTTCGTGTTTTTCGAGTGGGATAGAATTTTTTATTGATATTACAACACATTATTTACGCAAGATATCATCTAATCCTACATTTTTTAATGATAAAGAATTACCTATGCAGGGAGATTATATTTCAATATCAAAATGGTTTAATACGTATGGACATGTATTAGATGAATTATGTTGTATTAAAGATTACATGATGACAAATAATTTGAATACTTATATACCATTTATTTCAATGCCAATGGAAAAAAATATATATAATAATTCGAATTATAAAAATATATGTGATACTTTTTTCGACAAATATTTTAATGCATATGCCGAATCTAAAATAATTAAGGTTAATAAACTGACATTAATAAAACATGAAATTAGCAGTGAAAAATTTCATTCTTTTCCAATTCAAGTTACTAATTTATTAAAGCAAAACCAAAAGGTTGATACCGAAGATAGACAATCTAATAAAGAAAATTTTTTATTTATAACAAGGGGTAGGGCGCAACATTTGCCTCGAAATTTGGAAAATCAAAATGAAATAGAAGAGTATTTACATAACAATCGTGTTGATATATATAATCCTGAAATTCATAGTATTTGGGAATTATTACAAAAAATTAATTTATATAATAAAATTATTATTACATGGGGAGGTGCTCTTGTTAATTTGAGTTTTTGTAATAAATATAGTGAAATAATAATTTTAAAATCAGCATCATATGGACACGAAAAGATAAAACTATTTAATAAAATTATAAATTCTAGAAAACTAAAAATAAAAATAATTGAGAGTATTGATAATGTAATTGATCCGGTTACAATTCTGTAAAATAGATATTATAAGTGTTTGTATAAAAATTTGACATAACATTGTATATAAGTGGTTTCATCAATTATAGCATCATGCCATATTGATGAACATTTATTATCAATATTATATTTATTACATATTGATTTGAATATAGGCATTACCCAGTCATTTAATATTTTATCAAGTATCACAATATTTTCTTTTTCATTTGGATAATTTAGTTCGAGTTTGTTAAAAATATTTTTGCATAATTCATTTACACCTTTGAACATTTAAAACGCCGACCTAATCCAAATATTTTTTAGGTTTTCGCTTTCTTGTTGATGGTCTTTTTACATATTTTTCACTTCTATCATATGCGCCTCTTATTAGATTTTTATAAATATGTATTGGTATTTCAGATAATACATCTTTTACATTTTTAACTAATTCATAATATGTTAATCCTTTTTCTTTTGTAATCGTGATTTCAATACATTAAAATATCCCTCTATCGCATTTGTATAATGTTGATATGGAACAGTATATAATAAATTATTATCCTTTTTAATTACATTTTTTACAAGTTGATTTCTATGACTACTTGCATTATCTAAAATGATTAATTTATTTTTGTATTTTCCATTTATAAACTTGTTAATAAAATCAATCATTCTATTACTATCAATCCCTCCCTTTTTATATACCTTATATCCAATTATACCCTTTGAAGAAATAGCAAATATACCAGTATATTTTTTGAATACTTATTGACTTTCAGTTTTAACCACACATCTTTTACCTAATTCTTCATAACATTTCCTTCTAATCATAAATGAGTTTAATGATGTTTCATCAATACATATAATATCGTCTAAGTTATATTGTTTAACCATATTATAAAACTCTTTGATTTGATTTTTAATTACAATAGGTTTTTTATATCTTGTTTTTGGAACATGTCGTAATCTTGTTTGTTTTAGTGTGATATTTATATCCCTTACAATCCTACCTAAATGAACTCTTGATAGGTTAGGTTTGGATATTTAGTTTTTAATTTAGTTAATAACTCATCCATAGTAATCGTTTTATTTTGTTTGAGTTGTTTCTTTATGAATAAAATATGACTATTAGTAATTTTATATGATGTATAATCTCTTTTCTTTCGTGTAATATTATTTGTAGATTTGTATTTATCTACCCACCTCATTAAACTCCTTTCAGAACAACCGAATATTTTACAGGTTTGCACTTGATTTTTAGAATGGGATAAAAAGTATTTAACTGTTGATAATTTATAATCACTACTTTTATGTGTAGGCATTATAATATTAAAAACTATTTTAATTGATATGACAAATCATTATGATTTAAATTAAATTTTTTTACGTTGTTGTCTTTAAAATGAAAATTATCATTAACATTCCCAATTTTAAAATAATTTTCACCATATCTTTCTTTTAATGATTGGTGATTATTAAATGGAGCATATATGTATGTATACCCAAATATTTGTTTCACTACATTATTATATTCATCTACACTACAAAACGTTTTTGCATCGCCTGTGTAAAAGTTTTTATTACTTTTAGTTAATTTAAAACAATCTATTGGACCAAAATGACAATGATTTTCTCCATTGTTTCCATATTTAAATCCATCTTTTTCCAATTCATCTTCTATTTTAAATAGTTTTTCCCATTCTTTTTCCACAAATCCTATATCTATATCATTATCCCAAGGAATAATTCCTCCATGTCTATTTAAACCCAATGATGTTCCAGCAACTGCAACATATTTAATATTATTTTTTTCTAATATTTTATTTAATTTACTCATTTTATCATAATGTGCAGTTGAATAGCTCATTTTAGGAATTATATGTTTGTATTTACTATAATTTTCACTTTTTTCGTAATAAGCCAATTTACGTTTTTGACAAATAAATCTAATAAGTAAAGGATTATTTGTTTCCGTATTATTATTAGGCGAAAAATAATCTTCTTTGCAGTATATCACATCACAATCATTATTAGATGCTAAATCTAATAGCATATCAATGCTATATAGCCATCTTTTATGGGTAGTTGTAAATGATTTATCAGTTTCATTATATACGCTAATTTTTTTTAATTCATTATCATTTATTGAACGCAATTCAATAGTTATTAAACCACCAGGTTTCAAATTATGTATAGAATTTATAAAAATATCATTAGATATATTATAAGGTAACGCGTGTAAAAACCATCTCATATAAATTATGTCAAATAGCGTGCATAATTCATAATTTTTTAATACATCTAATACATCTTTTTTTATTAATTTACAATTAATATTTTCTGTATCTAAAACTCCATTGATATCAATACCATAACATAAGTTTTTTTTACTACTAAAAAATTGTGTATCACGACTATTACCACAACCTAAATCTGCTATTTTTAAATATACATTATCATTATTATATTTTTTAATATAAGTTTTATATACAAAATCACAAAAACTACTTGGTTCTAAAATATCGTGATTAGTAGTTTTATAATAATTATTCCAGAAAATTTTATTTTGATTGTTCATATTATATATATATATATATAAATTTTTTACAAAAAAAATGGATTTAATAGTTAAAATAATAAAATGGACAATATAGAAAAGTCGGCGTTTTAAATGTTCAAAGGTGTAATAAAATTCCATTTGGATGATTTGGATTATGCCATAATCGAATACGTTTATAATTATCTATAATAAAGTCATATATTTCTGGTATATCACTAGATAGTGCTTTAGTCTTTAAAAAATCAAGAGAAGTTTTTTCATGATATTCTATTTGTTCATCTGTTATAAAATCTGGTTTATTTATAGCATCTAGAGTTTTCATTATAATATCTTCAACATTCAATCCCTCGTTTTTTAATTTAATAATAATGTCTCTTATAGGCTGTATTCCAAAAAAAAACTCTCCGTGAGGTAATATAGTGCTTATTGATTGTGTATTCTCTGGAATATTGCACTCATAGCAAAATTGTAGATTATTTCTATGGAGGGTTGGAAATGTGATTTTTATTGACTTTTGTGGTAAAATATTATTTAGTATATTTTGTAGGCAAAATTCATCTTCACGACTTGAGTAATTTTGATATAAAAATACATCACATTTCTTAAAACAATCCGGTAAAGCTAATTTATTATGCATATATTCATAATTAGCATAATATTTAACTGTATAAATATCACTATAATATTTTTGTAACATTTTTCCAATACTGTTACCTTGACAATTAGCCCATATAATTAGAGTTTTCATCAATATAAAGAACAATTAAATATCTAATTAATATTAAACCTCAATACCGATAAATCAAATATAAAATCTGGTTTAAATTTATTTATAATTGTATCATTATATTTAAAAATCTCTTTAATTAAAACACATTCTTTAAATGTTTTGAATAAAACAGGAATTAATGAACATGAGAAAGAATCATAATAAATTAATACTGTTTTATTATTATCAAAAATTTCTGTATTAACATTTTTTAAAATATGTTTACTTATAATATTCCAATTTACTTCATCTTCGTCCTTAATAATAATGTCTTCAAGAGATGATTTATCAATAATAGAAAATTCTTTATATTGATTAATAATTTTATTATACTTATTAGTGTAAATATATTCTTCTTTACTAATACTATAAACAACATCATTTTCAAATTTCATGTTTTGTATTTTATTTTTATCAATATTTGTTTCCCACAACAAATCACCATAGCAATACCAATTAATTGGGTTTTTGTATTCTACAATTAATTCATCTTCATTGGTTGATACATAAATTTTATCAAATAAATTAGTTTTATTAATCATATTTATAAATTCTTTGAATAATTTTAATGTGCCTTTCAAATTCATATGAGTATCATACTTATAAAAATCTGAAATATTATTAATGTTTATATTAAAAAAAATTTGGTTATTATTTATAGTTCTTAAAAAATAATTATTGTTAATATTTCTAAATACATAATTTGGTAAATATTTTTTAAATATTATATGTTTGTCTGGATATAATAAGCAAAAATAGTTATTAGGTAAGTTATTAAATCTGTTAGATAAAGAAAAATTCGGATTATTTATATATTTTTCATATCCTTTATTAGAATCATTTTGTAAAATAAAATAGTTATTTTTTATTATTAAACTTTTATCCTTATCTATTTCCCCCCCCCATTTATCTAGATATTTATCAAATTCTTCTTCATTTAATAGAAATTTTAAAAATTTACATTCTGAACTCAAATGATTATATACATATTCTGGTAAATAATATTTATCAAGAAATAAATCATATATTTTTTTATAAGGTTTTTTTGATGAAGTGTTGTGAGCAATAATTTTTGAATTTAAAAAACTATTATCTTCCATTAAATTTGATAATATTGAATTAATCTTATCTATATCTCTAAATCTTGTAATATAAAAATCTATATCATTGGTTTGAAAAATAAAATACCCTTCTTTTTTTATAAAAGTAGATAGTTTTAAATCTGGAAATAACTCAAAAAAATTATTTTTATCTTCAGTGCAATTTAACTCATAGTTATTAAAATAGTTTATGTATTTATATAAATTATTAATATCAAAACTATCAACATTATCTACAAAGTCAAAATTAATTGGTTTATGCCATTTTTTATAAGTTTGAAAAAAAAATGAAATATTTTGTTCTATGATTTCACGCCAAGAAAACAATATTTTTAATTTTTTTAGTTTTAGGTTATTTTTTCTGTAATTGATTTGTAAATTAATATAATCTTCAAGATCAATTCCGGCGTTTTGACATACAGGTCCAGGCATTTTAAAAAAATATTTATTATGTGTATACCATACATTATAACCTTGTTTTATTAACAATTTTTGGTATGTATCCCCACCACCCTTTGGTGAAGAATATATTAATATATCTATTGGTTTTTCTTTATTAAACATAATATTATATATTTATATTATATTTGTTTTTTTTGATTTTTTTAACCATTTATTAATATATATCTGTTGTTCTTCTTGGGTATTATAAATTTTAAACTGTTTATCATTTGCTAAAAAATTTTTAATATAAATTTCTGGAACTAAATAATTATTTTTAAAATCTTCGTATAATTTATTATTACTAATATTTTTTTTAGTTAGTAATATTTCCTTTTTTAAAATTTTGCTATTATAATTTATATATATATAAATGGTATAAGCATATGGTTTATTAATTTGTTGATATTCTTCAATTATATTTATTTATTTTATATTAAAAATTTTTATTAATTCTTTGGTTAATAAATTTTTAAAATCAGGAATGTATTATTTTATGTTTTTGGAAAAATGAAGAATTTTTCTATAGATGTTCTATATTTCATTTATAATAGTTTTGGTGGTATTCTTCCGCCTTATAAAATTTACTTTTTCTTTCTGCTCTTGTTACTATCTTTTTTGAATTTGATAAAAATTTATCTATTATTAATTTTTCTTTTTTATTTGAATAAAATGCAATAGACCTATATTGTAAACCTATATTAAGACCCTGTTTATTTAGAGTTGTTGGATCATGAAATTTAAAAAAATTAGAAATCAACTCTTCAAATGAAATTATATTACTATTATATATAACTTTAACAGTCTCAGCATGCCCGGTTTTACCAGAGCAAACCTCTTTATAACTTGGATATTTTTTATATCCTCCCATATATCCAACATCTGTGTCAATTACTCCAATTAAACTTTTAAATTTTTTTTCCATTCCCCAAAAACACCCTCCTGCAAAATATGCTATTTTTTTTAAAATTTTAGAATGTATTATTATATTTTTTCTTATAATGGAATCCGTTCTCATATTCGTGGCGTCTAATATTACTTTGGGCGCCTTTTTATTTTTCAAAGCTTCATTCCATCTATATTCGCATAAACACCAATTATCACCTGGTTTTACTACAGAATAAAGATTATTTCCCTTTGATTTAGTAAAATCTAAAAATTCCTTATCCATAGTAGCACATACAGTATGGGTTCCCGTATCTTCGCGGCCTGTCATACAATAACCATTTCTATAGTATCCTGTCATAGGATTTAAAGAACATATTTTAATTTTTTCTCCTAAAATATTTTTTTTAAATGAAAGTTTTTTTTTTTTTTCTATTTTTTTTTTTG